CCCAACGCGTCGAGGTTCCAGAAACCGACGCCGTCGATGCTGAACGCGGGCAGGCTCGCCATGTATTCCTCAGCCGCACTGTTGAAGTTGGACGTTTCCAACTCCTTCGCGCCGTAGTTGAGGGTGATCGTATTGTGGTCGCCGGAGAGGTCGTAGCCCCCTAGGTACAGCCGGCTGCCTTTCAGGATTTGCTTCACTCTTTACACCTCCCCGCTAGTTCTGACTCTGCGAGATCACGCGGACAAGGAACTCAACGCCAAGCAGCTGCGCCTGGCCCACCTGGTAGACGCCGAAGCGCCATGCCTTCTCACAGTGGAGTGTGTCGCACACGCCTCCCAGCGTCGGGTCCGACTCGATGGCATCGTTGATTGAGCCAGCGCCCCTCGGGTCCATCATCGCGTGAAGCTTCAGTTGGCCGCCCCTCTCGTCCACCTTCGCGACGTAGATACGGACTGGGATCTGCATGTCCGCATTGCCGCCGCCCATCGTGAAATCGAACTCGATCAACTCGGGAAAGCCCACGATGGCGTACGGCGGGGACGGGAGGCTATCAGGCGTGTAGGCGAAGACGTGGTTGCCCAGCGCGGGAACGGTCTTGAGCGATGTCGCGATTCCTGCCATGATCCCCGACAGCCAGTCTACTGATGCCATCGTTCCTCCACCTGCCTCGCCAGCCAACTGACGAGGTTGCCGATCTCACCGAGGCTCTTTTCGAAGCCCTGCTTGAAGAATGGGCGGCCCTTGGTGCCACGTCTCGCAATCGCCCGCGCCACCAAGAACGCCGGTATGCCGTGGCGCTTGCCCCACGCCGCCAGGGGAGTGCCCTCACCGTAGGGCGGGAAGTGCGGCCGCGTCCCCTCGTGGACGTAGATGCCATAGGGAACGTTGGTCCCAAGTTTCCCCCACATCGGCATCGCCGCCGGGTCAACCGACGTTGCCTCACTGCGCTGGAGGATCCCCGTATCGCGCGGGGTCTCCGCCATGGCCGCCGCCTTGAGAGTGAGCGTGGCGCGGTTGAAGAACTCCCTCATCGGCTCGCCCATCAGGGCATTGCCATTGGTGCCGATCTTAGACAGCAGCGCCTCGACGCCCGCGATAGTGTAGGAAATCTCCATCAGATCAGCACCCACTCACGGACGTAGGGTTGCAGCCAGCCCGCAAGGTCCGGGTCAGACCGCAGCCGCTCGGTCATGGACTCGCCCAGACGGTCATAGGCCGCGTTGGGTAGCACTCCCAGGGGTGCATCCGGCAACTTGTAAACCCGCTCGGCCATGCGCAGGCACGACTCCCGCACCATGTCGGGGACGGCGGTCCAGTAGCCCCACGTCCCAGTGACGCGGATCGAGCGAGGCCAGGGGGGCAGCCTGTATCGGCCACGTATCCAGTCCACGCGGATCTGCGTGTACGGCTTCAGGAACGAGGGCGCGTTGGCTGGCTCTAGGAAATAGTCCCACGCCGGGTCCCAGGTCGTCTCGTAGATGCGGTCGCCGTCGTAGTCTGTCACCAGCTCGGTCAGGCTGAGCAGGTCGTCGACGGGAAGTTTCAGCAGTCCCGACAACCGGCGCTCGGAGAACGGGTTGATCGGCATGACGGGATCGTCGGCCTGGAAGTATCGCGGCTCCACGACGCTGTAGAAGTGGCGGCCGCAGTACCGGTCGATGCTCCGGGAGGCGGCCGTGATCAGCTGAGCGAGGCGCGTGTCCTGGCTCGTGTCGGCCGCGTCGATACCGATCAACCCCTTCAGCGTCGCGGCGTCGGTGTAATCCGAGATAGCCATGATCGATCCTCCTTAGTCCAGCGTGGGACCTATCACAAGCCGGCCTGACAGCAGAGGCTCCGGTGCCGTCAGCGTTGCAGGGTCCTCGTCTACCTCGTAGAGCAGCACCAACGCGGTGTTCGGCAGAGTAGACGTGTCCACTGGTGGCACCGTGATCGTCACAGGGAAGGGCGTCGTGCCGCTGATGGTGATGTTGCCGTTGGTCGTGCTCTCCGTGATGACGGGGGTCGCGTCCGCGGGGGTATATTTGGCGACGAATATCAGCGCATGCCCGGCCGGGTTGTACGGCGTTCCGTCGGGGTTGGTGAGCAGGATGGTCCACTGCTTGAGCTTGCCACGACTCATTGTCAGGTCCATGCTCAATCCTCCGTGATTGTCGCGCTGGTGGTCGCAACCGGCGTCACTGTTCCGCTGATACCGGCAACCGGCGAGATGGTCGTTTTGATGCCCATGACTGCCGAGATGCTGGCCCTGATGCGCCCTATTAGTTGCACTACCGGGTTCAGGATCAGCGAGCCGGAACTTGCCAGGGTACCGGAGAATGTCTTGGCGACCTGCTTGGTGAGGCTGCCTGCGCTGGTCAGCGTTCCCGCGAAGGATTTACCAATGACCTTCGCCAGTGTCCCGCTGCTCGTCATGGTGCCAGCAAAGTTCTTCGTGATGGCCTTCTGAACCGTGCCAGAGCTGGTCAGCAGTCCAGCCAGATGTTTATTCACCTGCTTGGTGAGAGCGCCCGCGCTCCCGAGTGTGCCCGCGAATGACTTGGCAACCACCTTGGACAATGCGCCGCTGCTGGCTAGGCTGCCCGCCAGGCTCTTGCTAACGACCTTCACCAGGGCGCCCGAACTGGCTAGTGTGCCACCGACGTTGATGTAGTTCATCGCGCCGGATACGCGCTGCCACGTCAGACTGCCCGCCGATGTGAGCGTGCCCGCGAAGACCTTTGCGATCTGCTTTGTAAGAGTCCCGGAACTGGTCAGCGTACCTGCTAGACTCTTGCCCACCAGCTTGGTGAGCGCCCCCGATGACGCCATTCCGCCCGAGAATGCCTTGCCGATGCTCTTGCCCAGAACTCCCGAGCTTGACATGGTACCAGCCAGCGGCTTCAGCACGGCCTTGCTTAGCGTGCCTGAGGATGCCAATGTGCCCGCGAACGACTTGGTCCACCTATGCGTGAAGGCCAGTGCGCCACTGCTGGTGAGCGTGCCTGTGAACGACTTCGCGATGCTCTTCGCCAGTGTTCCCGAGCTCGTCAGCGCCCCCGTCAGCCCTTTACTGACTACCTTCTTGAAGGCGCCGCTGCTGGCAAGCATGCCTGATAGTGATATGGGGTAGTTGGTACCGGATGACGCCGTCGCCGCGTAGAAGGATGAGTAGTCCCCCGTCGACGCCGATGTAGAGATGGTGGTTCTGATGCCTACACTGCCGGAGGCGAACGAGGTGTCCGTGATTGTAAGCATCCAGGCTGGCTCGCTCCCACTGGCAAGCCACACGCTCGCGTAGAGGGTGGTCCCCACAACCCGGAAATGGATTTTATAGTCGGTGTTGTTGGCAGGACTGAAGGCGACCGTGCCAATGTTTGTAGTTGTGCCGGCAACCTTCTTCTGGACTATGAACCCGCCGCCGCCTCCGATATATGCCTTGTAGTAGTTGTTGATATCAACAAAGCGGAGCAGTACGCCCAGGTTATCGGCACCGACTAAGTTGGCTCCCTGGCACGTGACGAGCACGTCCACGTCGGTCTGCCCCGACGCGCCCAGTATGCCATTCAAGTTGCCGGAGGTTACAACGTGACCCTTGTTGGAGAGGATGGAGAAAACGCTGTTGCTCGATACGTCCAGGCCCCAGACGTTGCTATCCGAGGCGGTGCCCCAGTACGTTTGATTGGTCCTCGTGAAGGTGTCCTGGCTGATGACGCCCACTTCTGTCCGCCCCTATGCCACGTTGTAACTGCTGAGTATCGCGTTCAGGTCCAGGTCCGGCCGCTGCGCCAGATAGCGTAGTAGCCCGAACAGGAACAACTGCCTGGTGATCATGGTCGAGTTGATCCAGCTGGTATCCAGCCCTTGGCTCGTCAGCCAGGTTGTGATTGTTTTCCGCTGAGCAGTGTTGAGGGCAGCGCCGAGTATCCCGACCTGGACACCCCCAGCATCCACGGCAACATCGGCCATAGTGACGGCATCTACAGGCGTGCCGTCGGGCAACTCCTGTTTGACCAAGCAATGCCCAGCAGCAGGCCACTCGGCGACGAGCACCCAGTTGGCACTGGCATCAGCCCTGTAGGGGTCAGCG